TATTAAACCTTGTTTTAGTGATAAAATTAAAAGCTCATTTGTAACTAACTTTTACAGCGAAAAAGATACTGATATAATTATAAAACATATCTGGTCTTTAAATCAAGGTAAAAGGAGAATAAAAGGTTTGTTTTTTCCTGATATTATTTATGTCACCAGAACAACAGAAATATACCAAAGTAAAATTAATTTTTTAACATTAGAACAATTGTAATTTATAATCATTCTAAAGAGTTATTTTATTATATTTGCATAACAATTCGGTCAGGAATTGAAAAAAAAATTATTTCAAGCCCTGATATGCCTTTACTGACCTAAAGGATTTTATCAGGGTTTTTTAAATTTTATTTATTATGGAAACAAAAACAGACTGGAGGCAGTACCGAAAATCAACACACCTTGCTAGTGCCGATTTGGACGCAATGGAAACAGCAGGATCTAATTTAATCTTTACTATTAAAGAAGTAAAGTATGAAACAGGTGTTGATGTGTCAGGAACTAAAATGGACGGTATATTTTTACACTTTGTAGAGAATATAAAACCATTAAAACTAAACTCAACTAATAACAAGATATTAGCCGGGTTCGCAAAGAAAGACGGTTTAGTAGGTAAAGAATGCCACGTAATCGAAAATTGGAAAGGAATGGCAATCGAATTGTATGTGGACCGAAATGTAAAAATGATGGGTGCTATTACTGACGGGGTTCGTATTAAGCCATTACAGCCAATATTAAACAAAGTATTGCCAAACTTTACGGAGGCAAATTTCGAGGCTGCAAAGAAAGCAAAAGCAACTATTGAACAAATCAAAACAAAATATTTAGTAACTAAAGAAATTGAAATAAAATGGACAAATTACAACGCATAGAAAGCTGGAAACAGGAACGGTACGGAAAATTTACAGCATCCGAAATAGTTAAAATACTCGGTGTTCGTGGCTTAGGTGAAACGGGAAAAAATTACGCTATTGATAAAGCTATTGAGGCTTTATACGGTGAATTTGAAGAGAATTATATAAGCTACGATATGCAAAATGGAATTGATACCGAGCCTTTAGCATTTGCAAAGTTTCAAGATATTAAATCTTTAGATTTTTTAGAAGTAACTAACTGCGGTTACATTTCAAATTGCGAACATTCGGGAGCGTCACCAGATGGCTTAGTTTCTGACGATGCAATACTAGAAATCAAATGCCCAAAATCAAGTACATTTTTCAAATTAGTAGCGACTAACGAAATCGATGCAAAGTATTACGCTCAAATGCAAATGCAAATGTTATCTACAAATCGAAATAAAGCGTATTTCTTCAATTATTTAGTTCACGAGGGGACAGAATACCATCACGAAATTATCGTTGAACGTGACGAGGTTATGATTGAAAAGATTAAAGAACGATTAAAAGAAGTAATTGAAATAAAAACTGATTATATTAACAAAATTAAATTAAATAAACAATGGAAGTAACAGGAAAAGTTAAGTTTGTAGGTGTAGAGCAACAAGTAGGAACTACATTTAAAAAAAGAGAATTGGTAGTAACAACTGAAGAACAATATCCACAAAGTATATTGATTGAGTTTGTTCAAGATAAATGTGATTTACTTAATAATATATTAGTAGGTCAAGATATTAAAGTAGGTATTAATTTAGGTGGCAGGGAATGGGTTAATCCTGCTGGTGAAACTAAATACTTCAATAGTATTAAAGGGTGGAAAATAGATCGGACAACACCTGCTGAAAATTCAACATATTAAAAAAATATACGCCTCATTTGTTTGGGGCGTTGTTTTTTGTTGTATGTTTGCAATGTAATATCTGTGGTGGGTTTATTACTTTAAAACAAATTTAATCAATAACCTTAATAGGAGTAGAGCCACCACCTCGAAACTATTAAGGTTTTTATATTTTTACAATGTTAGAAACAAATAAAATATTAAAGTTTTTAGATTATTTTTCAATTATTACAGTTGCTGATAATAAAGTTCCAAATTATGCATGGAAAAAATGTCAATCTGAAAAATTAACTTTAGAGCAGTTAAAAAAACAATTAGATTATAAGGGTGGTGTTTTTAAAAAAGATGGTATTGAATTACCTGGTACTGATAATTTCGGTATTGTAACAGGATTTGAAAATCTTGAGGTAATAGATATTGACTTAAAAGTATTTTCTACTGCTAAAGAACAGAAAGAGTTTTGGAAAGAATATTTAGGTTATTTATCAGATAACATTTTAGACTTTGAAGAAAAAGTTGCAATTTATAAAACTAAAAATGCAGGTTATCATATACTTTATAAAAGTAAAAGAGTTGAAGGTAATTTGAAATTAGCGAAGTTAAAAGGACATAAAGAAGCTGTAATTGAAACTAGAGGAATTGGCGGTTATGTATTTGCTTATCCTGAAAACAAAGCCTTTAAAAAATCATATTTTGAAATTGATTATATTTCGGATGATGATAGGGATATAATAATGTCGTTTTCTAAAATGTATAATTATATTGAGGAAGTTCCAATTGAACCTATTAAAAATAAAACTGAATATTTAGAAAGTGAAATAACTTGCTGGGATGACTACAATCAAAAAACTAATATTTTTGATGTTATAGGAAGTGAATTTACTATAGTAGGTAATTTATCTAAAAAGTATGTTATTAAAAGGCATGGTGCTACTTCGCCACATAGCGGTTATGTATTTAAAGATACAAACTGTATGTATTTATTTTCTACAGGTACAAATTATCCACATGAAAAACTATTAAGCCCGTTTTTAGCTTATTGTTGGAGTTATCATAATGGAGATACTTCAACAGGTGCAAAAGAATTATACAAGCTAGGATTTGGATCACGTTTGAAAAAATTAGTTATTGAACAAAATAAAAAAATATTAAATAACGAACCTGCAATAGAGCAGTATTTGTATAATAAAGATGATTTAAAATTTCCAATTGAAATTTATCCTAAATCCATACAAAATTATATTTTAGAATGTAATTCTAAATTAGATAGTAATATTGATTATATGGGTAGTAGTTTACTTTGGTTAATTTCTGTTTGTATTGGTAATTCTATTGAAATAGAAGTAAAAAGGGGTTGGAATGAAAACGCTACTATTTGGCTATCTTTAGTTGGTAAAGCTGGGATTGGAAAAACACCGTCAATTAATAATATTATTTTTCCACTTCAAAAAATAAATTCTAAAGAAATAAAAAATTACTTTAAAGATTTTGAAAAGTTTGAGTTTTATGATAATTTATCAAAAAAAGATAAAGAAGAATTTGTAGAAGTTCAAAAACCAATTAAAAAACAATTTATTGCTAACGATATTACTTTAGAAGCATTAGTTGATTTGCACCAGGAAAGCGATAATGCTGTAGGTATTTTCAAAGATGAATTAGCGGGGTGGTTAAAAGATATGAATAAATATAGAGCAGGTTCTGACCTTGAATTTTGGTTAAGCTGTTGGAGTGGTAAAAGTGTTTCTTTAAATAGAATGACTAGAAAAGGATCATTTGTTGAAAAACCATTTATACCAGTTTTAGGAGGTATTCAACCCGGAATATTAAATGGGTTTTATACTGAGGAAAATAAAGATAATGGATTTATGGATAGGATGCTATTAAGTTTTCCTGAAAGTAAAATTGAATTATACAATGAAAACGAATTAGAATATGAAATATTAACCTGGTATAAAGATAATATAGTTTGTTTTTATGATACTTTAAAAACAATTGTAAAAAGAGATGAAGACGGAATAATTGAAAGTCTAACGGCTAAATTTTCACCCGATGCAAAAATTGAATGGACTAGGATTTTTAATGAAATATCAAATTTTCAAAATGATGATAACGAAAACGAATATTTAAAAAGTATGTACCCAAAACAAAAATCATACATACCACGTTTTTCGCTATTAATACACGTTTTTGATGAGTTCTTTGGAGTCGATGGTAATAGTTTATTAATTTCAAAAGAAAGTATCTTAAAAGCGGAAAAATTAAGCAAGTATTTTATTGCTACTGCTAAAAAAGTAAAGGTAAATTCTATTGAAGTTAGTAATATTAAAACAAGTTCCAAAAACGGAAAAAATACTAATGAAAAATTAAAATTAATCTATGATGAAAATCCAAATTTTAACAGAAGTCAAACAGCTGAACTTTTAGGAGTGTCAAGAGTGACAATTAATAAATGGATTAAAGAATTAGAAAACTGTAAAGTAACTGTAAAGTAACTTTACACCTAGTTTACAGTAAAATCCCTTATTTTATAGGGCTTAACAAAGGAAGTGTAAAGTGTAAACCTAGTTTACAGTTGATAATAAAAAAAATAAAAATAAAAAAAAATATTTTTTTATAAAAAAATTGGTTTACAGTTTACACTTATGCCCTTAGCCCTTATAAACACTACGATTTTACTGTAAAGTAACTGTAAAGTAGGTTTACAGTTGGTTTACACTTTTAAAAAATAAAAAAATGAAAGAAATAATAGAACAGATACAAGTAGATAAGTTATATTTTTATTGTGAAACTTTTTATAAAATAGATAATTTTATGAAAAATCACCCAAATTATTTAGATAAAATTAAAGATGGAAACAATGGATATATCTATTGTAACAATCCAACCTGGGGAAAAAATAATTTTTGCTTTTATATTTTAAATGATAATGACGAAAAAATACCAATATCATATACTTTTAGTAAACGTAATGTGGCTTCAAATAAAAAAGATGATGTAACCAGGGCTTTTAGGTCTACAGTAGATAATGAAATTCTTAACTTTAAAAAAAGTTTTATTAAAGGAATTACAAAGTGTGCAATAACGGGAGAGGTTTTAAATTCATTATCAAATGCAAATGTTGATCATCATAATCATGACTTTGCAATTATAGTTAAATTGTTTTTAGAAAAATATAATAAAACCTATGATTATTTATATCAGTACGTTTATCAAGT